TGTCGTCAATTTCGCTTTCGAAATCATCGTCTTCTTCGTAGGTGTCATCAGCAGCTTCACCGGCTTCTTCGGCATTGCCCATCTGACCAATGTCGTTCATGCGAGCAAGACCCTTCTTAGCCTCATCACGCATCTTCATCAGCCGTTCAAGACCAATGAAGCGAACGACGTCAGCCGGAATGACGAACTCACCCGGAGACAACTTCGCGTCGACGTCATCCCTGACTTCTTCGGCAAGCGATCCGGTGGGCACATCATTGCCGCTGACGGGATCGACGTCTTTGCCGTCATCCATCATGCCGCCTTCGGCAAACAACTTCTTCTTGTTTGTAGTGATGGCACCGACGCCAACTTTACTACTGCGTTTCTTTCCGAAGCCCATTGATTTCGTCCTTCAGTTTTTTGAGCGCACTCAGCGCCATCACTGCGCCTTGAGCGCGATAGATTTCCTGCACATCAGAGGACTGCTCAAGCTTGCGTCGATGATTATCAACATGCTGATCAATCATTGACACAAACGCATCCCATGTATGAAATTGCGTCAGTACCGTCAGTTTACTAAGATATTCTTTGTTCTTCATTGCATCGGGGGTCGTGGTTGTTGCGGTGCAGCGCTAAAGCCCTGCTCGCCCGGAGTAGGTGCTGTACCTACGCCAATGTTACCACCACCTCCACCACTTGTGTCAGACACCGGCAGCGGTTGTTCGCCGCCCGGTGCAGCAGGCATAGCCGGTGCAGGCTGCATCTTCTGCAACAGCAACGCTTGCTTTGCTGCCTCTTCCATGTCGTTAGAAACCAACTCGGGATCAAGATCCATCGACTTGGCGATTTCCTTGACGATGTAGGGCAGCTTAGCGAACGGAGCCAACACAGGGTTCTGCACCACTTGCAGGAACTGCAACAGACGCTGACTACGCACTTCGTTAGCCATCAGCGACTCGGTGCCGCGAGCATTCACTTCCAAATCACCAACGATCTCAGGATCGGGATCAAACTGCATGTTGAAGCTGAAGAAGGCTTCGCCCAACGGACGCAGCAGATAGTCGTCCATGTTCTTGATGACGGTCTTGATGTTGACGCTTGCCGCATTCATCAGCATGGAGATGCCCGACGACGTGCGACCAACACCGCTCACACCAGTTTGCCCGTGAGCAAACGACGGCATGCCGGTAGATTCGTCAGCAAGCACACGAGCCTTGTCGAACAGTTGCAGATTGGTCTGGGCAACGTTAGGGAACGACGTACCAAACAACGCTTGACCGGGAGCGCCGCCTTGACGACGGAACACTTTGCCGGGGTAGACATTCATGTCTTGACCGGGGACGAGGTTGGTTTCGTCAATCTCAAAAACGAGATTACCCGACAACACAGCGTTGTCCACAGCAAGGCGCATGAAGCCGTTCATCAGCGTCTGCGTGTCGTCCATGTTCTCGGCAACGCCGACACCGAACATCGAATACGGATTCAGTTCGTACGGGACGACATAGTACGGAATACGAGCAGGCTTAAAAGGATTGAGGACAAGACGTATGATCTTGCCACCGCTGAACCAGATGTTTGCCTGCAATTCAACGCTGTCCTCAAACTCTTCGGGGATGTCGATTTCATTGTCCTTCAACAACTCGACGTCGACAGCACCCCAATACTCCAACACTTCCCAACGCTCAACGCCCATGTTGGGTTCATAGTCGCTAAGATCGTCTTCCCAATACTCTTTGGTGTAGTTGGGGCCGTCCTGAATCAGAGCGTCAATGACTGACTTGCGGAACATCGGACGACGCTTGAGTTCAAGCATCTGCGTCTTGCTCAGCTTGTGACGCTCAATGAAGTAGGAAGACTCTTCAACGTTGTTGGCATCGGGATCGACATAGCTGTTCCAGACGCTGACGTGTTGAGCCTTCGGCATCACCTTCATGATGGGCTTATACTTGCCGTTCTCCCAACGAGCATATTCCTTGTCGACGGCGAACGGGCCTTTCATGATGCCGGTTCCGAACAAGGCGCATTCGAAAGCAGTGGAACGCAAATGCGTTGCAGCCTTGCTTTCATCAAGCTGATCACGAATCTTCTTATCCATCTTACGCGCAGCAATTTGCGCGGGAGAGAACGTAATTTGTGTGGGCAGCTTGCCTGCGCCTTCTTTGACGTTAAGTCCCTTGAAGGCATTACGCATAGAACCGAGAAGATCAGTTACGCGAGTGCCGGGAGCAAGCTTCTTGTCAAATGTAGACTCAGGAGTGGGCTGACCCGCTGCCTTCTTTTGCTCTTCAGCAACGTCGATGTGGACATTCTCAGCAATGCCGATAGGCTGAGGTGTCGGATCAACAGAAATCGGAAACTTGCTGCCAGAAAACAGCACGTCGATAAGTTGACCATACGCAGCCAACACTTTTGTCTTCGTAACTTTGATGAAAACACGAGACTTCTCAGTCTCTGTGAACTTCATGTCAGGGCCGTAGATGCCGCGATAGTTGCGATAGGCGCGAAGCCAACGCTCTTCGTCATAACGGCGAGCTTGTTTCGAACGACTGAATCGCTCTTTGACGAAGTTAACCAATCCGCCGCCAGAAAACGTAGTTTCTCCGCTGTCGTCAGGCAGACCTAGTGATTTATCGTCAATAAAATTTTTGTCGTCACGAATAGCCATAATTAAGTCCTATTCAATATCCAAAGACAGGATCGGCAGGGGTTATACCACGCGATTGCTTAGATGGGTCAAAATCAAAGATATTTGCACTGCGAGGACGACTCATCACTCCATAACGCAGGGCGTCATAGGTGTGGTCATTCTTCACTTTCGTGTCAATATCTTCGGGATTTGCCTTGTCCAACGGGATTGTTGGTAGATCTGCAATGAGTTGAGTGCAGTTTTCGAAGATTGTCATGCGTGGCTGATTGGTGTAGGAATCAATCTGAAGCCTACGATGGATTTCGTTCTTGCCTGCGACACGACTGCCTGCACTTCTGTCGGAGGGTCGCCACTTGCAGCCTTTGACGATCATCCGTTCTGCGATAGACGGGCCTGTATCGCCACGCTTATGCCAACAAGAGCTATCTAGAACACCATATCGGATGCGTTCACCCGACTCCATGCTCAAAATCATTTCTGCCAAATCTTCGGCAAGCACTTTTGTAACATAAAGCTCGCGATAAACGACAAGAGATTCGTCAGGTGCAACAGCAAACCAGACAACAGCAGTGAAACTCCCATAGCCATAGTCACAAGCACGAAACCTAGCCCAGTCAGAGGGAATAGAATAAGGCTCAACCACGTGAATTGAGCGCTTAAACTCCGGGAAAGCGGCACCCTCAGCGACATCCCAATCTCCTTCTAGCAGTTGGCGTCGCTGATGCTCTGGCAGCGACAAAAGCATTGTCTCATAGTCACCAGATTTGGTCAAATATGGGTTGTCGGATAGTCTGGCGGGTATAAACCGACGCTTAAACAGCGGTTGACCCGCTTTGCTATGTCCTTCCGGGTACACCATGCGGTCACCCGTCTCAATATCCGTCGCCCAAAATGCTTCACCCGGTGGACACGGGTCAATAAACATCTTCTTAACCCATGCATGACCTTTGTTTCCGGGGTTAGTGGAGGCTCGCATGTACACAGGCAGGTCAGAAGCTGCTGTACGCAAGCGAGAACGCATGTAGTTCCACGCAAAAGGCGTAGCCCACTGCGTCAATTCGTCAAAACCAATCCAACTGAACGACAAACCCTGATATCGCAGCACGTCTTCGTCGCGATCAAGGTAGGACATCCACAACCTACCACCACCCGGCACTTCCCATTGGAACTTTCGCTCGCTCCATTTGATGCCGGGGATGATTTTGGGATACATTTCCTGCGATTTCCACACCAGTTCACGAAGTTCTTCGGTGGTGTGGCGCAGAAGCAAGCCAGAAAACTGCGGATGCGTGATATAGCGCAGAGGATCAGCAAGCATGGCGTAGCTTTTACCACCACCTGCTGCACCTCCGTACAACACCTCACGCTCTGAAGCCGCTAGAAACGCAGTTTGTGGGCCTGCGTTGGGCTTGAAGATGACGTTTTCAATCTCTACGCTCGGGTATTGGATATCTGTCGTAGAGACTTGTATAGGGTTCTTGGTCGAAGAAGACGGTTTTGTCTTTTTTACCGAGGGTTTCTTCGAATTGTTTCGCTTTCTCAAGCGCGGCTTTGTATCTTCCGGCAAGGGAGAGATAGAAATTGTACTTATTTTTTCGCTTCCGCTCATCTCTTAGCCGTTTTCTTAGTCCATCAAGACTAATGCTTCGTCCTGTCTCCTTAGTCAGCCACGCTGCTACTTGCTTATATGTGTAGCGCTTACAATATTGCTCAGCAAGCTTTAGAGCATCAAGCTCTTTTGGGATTGGAATGTACCAACCCGGATCATTTTCGTCAACGTAATAGCCAAAAGGAATAGTTGGTTCTTTCCGCAGCCGTGGTATCTTGACGTATTGTGTACGCTCTACAGGTTGCGGCAGTATCCAACTTCCTAACAGTATCCTAGACATTTACTCCGAAGCATCTTTAGGGGGCAAAATCATAATGCCACCGCTAGATTGTACCTCAAGCTTTTCTGTTTTGACAACACCTGATCGATCAAGCAAGTCTTTGGCGGCAGCGAGCTTTTCCTTGATGCCGAGTTCTGTCGGATCGTCAATGCCGTTAACAACAGCCATCGCAGCCTTCGGTGCGTGCATGGCAATGTAAAGCTGCGTTGCTTCGATGATGTGCTCTTTCAAGCTATTCATCAACTCCTTGGTCGGATAGTTCTTGCTATAGCCTGCCATTTCTTTGGCAACCGTAGGACTGCCATTGGCTTCACCAAGCAGAGCGTCAATGAATTTCTTTTGCTGTTCGTTGATTTGTGTTTTCATGATTAGATGCTGTTGGCAAAGTTTTCTTCTGTACGAATTGATACAGTGATTGCACTACTACCAATGCTTGCAGAGCCTGTAATCTTATCTCCGCGATCAAGATAGAACGGATTGGTAATCTGCAAAATACTGCGAGGCTTTAGTTTCACTGTATCCATAATGTCATATGTCGTCGTAGTAGCAGCGCTATACCATTGCAACGTTACATCAACGTTGTTGTTGCTGCCGTTAGAAATCAAGATGCTGCTAACGTCTGCCCTGAACCCTGTCGGGACAACATAGACGTCCTGCGTGCTTGTAGTCAACACTGATCCAATGGTACGTTTTTTATTGCTCATCGACTTATCTCTTCCCAATCTACGGAACCCAAGACCTGATCACCATTGGACGCAGCCGCGCAAGCAAGCGTAATCTCGTAGGCCGTCGCTGTGAAAGGGTTGCGCTCAAGTTGAGTGGTGAACAGCGCCTCTTTGAGAATGTCCACACTGGTGGCCCCTTGGTTGGAGCCTTGGAAGTAGCCCGTCGCCAAGATGCGGCCCCCGGTAGAGGAGAACGATGTACCGGTGATGTTGTACTCAACAGAAGAGTTCGTGCCTGCACTGACCCAAGTGCCACCTGTCGTGGTGCCGTTTACAACCACCGACCATTGATAGTTTGCGTTGTTCGTGACGCCCAAAATTGATATTGCGGTCAGGATAGCAATACCGTCCAACCGCGTTGATTTCAAGCGGAACGACACGACGGGGTAAACCGTCCCGGCGGTGGTCAGTGTCTTTGGAGTTGTGATGGGAGTCCCTGCGGACAACTGCGCCCCGCGTAGTTCATACCCGCCCTCAGAAATCACCGTTGAGCACACCTGTTTGAGCGTGCTTGCCCCAGTGGTCGCCGCCACATTGGCCATCTCGTACCGCAGCGGCAAAGAAGCGGTGGTGATGTAGGTGGTATTGACCAGATTGGCGTGG